TTAGAGCAGTTTATCAGAGACGTCCCGCATGAAGTCGCCAAACTTCTGCGCGGCGTCTCTTTTTATGTTTTTGGTCATGTGGGCGTAGATGTCCATTGTGGTCTGTATATCGGAGTGGCCCAGGCGTTCCTGAATCTCCTTGATATGCACGTTCGCCTCAATCAGCAATGACGTATGGGTGTGCCGGAACGAGTGCGGTGTGATGTTTTTCGTGATGCTTGTCTTTTTCAACAGGCGCTTTAACCGGACGTGAAAGTGCTTGATGGTTTTCGGGTACCCTTCATTCGTGGTGAAAATGAAGCCTTGGTCCTGGTAGAAGGGTGACTTTTTCAGTTGTTCTTGCTCACGCTGATGTGCCCGAAGCAAGGGCACCAAAACCGGGTCTATGGGAATGGTACGGATTGAGCTTTTCGTTTTCGGCGGTAGAACTTGGAATTTTTTAGTGCTGTTTGTCGGATTAAAGTAGGTGCGTGCCACTCTCAGGGTGAGATTGTCGAAATCAATGTCCGACCATTTCAGCGCTGCCAATTCGCCAATGCGCAGGCCGGTGTAGGCCAGCATGGTGAAGGCCAATAAGTCTCCCTCTAGCCCTTCCCGTTTGGCGACTAACAGAAATTCCTCTAGCTCTTCCCGTTCGAGAAACTTGTCCGGCAGGGCGCTTTCCTGTTCAATATCTTCAACCGTCATGCGCCTTTTAGGCAGGCGTACCCCAGCACTCGGCACGTCTCGGATAAGCCCAGTTTCCTGGGCGTAGGTAAAGACCATGTGCGCGGACGTGTGGATGCTGGACACGTAGTTTGGACTGAACCTGTCGGCTAGGCTATCAATCATATCCTGGTATGCTTTTTTCGTTATCCGTTGGACTGGGACTTGTCCAATGGCATTGATGACATGCTTTAGGGCGATTTTTCGTGCCCTGACGCTACTTGCCTTAGCTCCCTGGGCCTGATAATGCCGTTCCCAGTCTCCACACAAGTCAGCGAAGGTGATGTTCGAGGGTTCAAGGTATTCCCGATTGTGAAGCTGTCGCTCAACGATTGCCGCCGCTAGCTGCGCGTCCTTTTTGGTCAAAAAGCCTGACTTTGTAATCTGCTTGTCCTTCCCGGTGACTGGATTTTTGCCCGCGTAGACCACATAGGCCCATTTTTTTCCTCGTTTATATACTCGTGCCATTTATCATTTCCTCTCAGACGGCGGCTCTTGATACTGTGGAAAGAGCAAGGCGAGCATATCCAATATCCGTTTCTTGTCCTGCTCAGTGAGAACATGCCCGTTGTATTTTGGGAATGGCGAAACCTTGCGGTTTAGGAAGGTTTTCAGGTCTGCAATCTCCTGAATCAGCCTAGCCTGTTGTTTTAGCTCTAGAAGCCGATATTCGTCCGCTGTATCAGAAAAATCCGACTGTGCTTCTTTCAGAGCTATTCCTTTCGCCAGGTCCGTATATCCGGCCATGCGGAGCATGTCCGAATACCGAACGCCAAGATGTTCAGCGAGTTTCGCGAGGAGTTCTGGCGAAGGTGGATTTTTCTTTTTCCCGGTTTCAATTTGAGATAGGTACGGATTTGAATAACCGACTTTATCTGCTAATTGTGTGAGCGTTAGCCCCTGCTCTTCGCGTAATGCCTTCAGCCATTTTCCGAATTCCTTTACGTCTAAAGGTCCTGAGTCAACAAAAGGCCGCGCTGACGCGGATACATCCTCAGGCCCTAGGTCTAAATCATCCATGAAATCATCGTTCATCTGTTTCCCGCCTTTTTTATTTTCTATAGTACCCACTAATTATGAGCAAGTAAACTGAATTCGTGTGCTTGATATTAATTAGGGAACGTGCTATTGTTTACTTGTACCAAGGAAATGGAGGTGCTACTTACTGTGGACAAAATCACGCTGTCGGTGCAGGAAGTGGCTGAGTTGCTTGGCGTCTCTCCTGTGACCATTTACTACATGGTTCGGGACAAACAGATCCCACACGTTCGGATTCGCAGGCGCGTTATGTTTCACCGCGATGCAATTGAAGCGTGGCTGCGCGGTGAAACCGTGGACGCGGTGAAGCCGCATGCTTGATATCCACGTGGACGAAGCGACCGTGCGAGCCATGCTCGAACAGGCCATTCAGGCCCGCGTGGATGAACTGGCCAAACAAAAGTATTTTTTGACATTTGCTGAGTTGGCGAAATACCTGAATCTGTCAAAAAGAACCATTGAGGACACGCTCATTCCTAGAGGATTGCCGTTCTACCGACTCGGAACGAAATATTTGTTCAAACGCGACGAGATTGACCGGTTTATGGATGAGCTTTGCGCGTCGCTGGATGGGCCAGTACGAAACCTGAAATGCGTCAGAAGGAGGATGGAAAAGTGACAACAGAGCGTGAGCGGATTCTGAATGAGATTCTGGAACGACAGTTTGAGGCCAAGCGCTCGGAAGGTTTTGCGGCGGGATATAAGGCGGGATTTGAAGCCGGGCACTCTGAAGGTTTTGCGGCGGGATATGAGGCTGGATTTGAAGCCGGGCACTCTGAAGGTTTTGAGGATGGGTATGAGGCTGGATTTGAAGCCGGGCACTCTGAAGGTTTTGAGGATGGGTATGAGGCTGGACGTGAGGATGGGTATGAAGACTGGCATTCAGAAAGCAAGGAGGACGACTGATGCTGAGCTTGTACGAGGTGCGCAAGCCGGGCGGTGACTGGTTACGGCTTTGGGCCAAGAATTCGCGAGACGCCAAGCGGAGGTACTGCAAAATGTTCGGGTTGCGACCGTCCGACCCGTGGACCGGAATCTCATATCTGACAGCACGCCGCGTAAAGGAGGAACGGCCATGTTCAGAGCATTAAAAAAGAGCCTCCCGGCCAGGGGAGACTCCCACAAAAATTCATCCCGCAAACAGTATAGCACGTCCACACGGGAGATAGGAGCGCCTATCCAGCGCTGGTTAGAGACCGTACTGGCAGAAGCGAAGGCAGGCCGCAGATAGGCCGAAAAAAGAAAGTGCCCCGCTGACTATCTTGTCGGCGGGGTGCCAGAAAACTTCACTTTAATGAACGAAAGGAGATGAACCAACCTGGGCTTATGCAAGCCCGCGCCTTCAAAATGAGCCGTTCCGTGGAGACGACCACACGCAGCTTTGACTGAGGCGGCGCAATCCTCAGCCACAACCCAAGTATACCAAAACTTGGACGTATGACAACTGTGCGGCGAGAGGTTCAACTACGACTGCTCGAAGCGAGGTGAAACTACTATGAACAACGTATCAATTTACGAACCGAAAATCAAGGGGGAATACAGAGAGAAAATGATGTTTGAGAGCATACCGAACGAACTGAAAGAACGCAAGCAATGGGTTCTGTGGAAATACGAACTCGTGCCTGGCGAGGATAAGCCTAGAAAGGTGCTCTATGACGCCCGGACACGTAAGAAGGCCAGCGTAGACGACCCGAATACTTGGACGGCCTACGGGAACGCGGCGACGGAGCTTAAGCTGAAGAGCAAGGAATATGACGGCATCGGCTATGTTTTCTCGGATGATGACCCATATACAGGCGTGGACTTAGACCACTGTACGCAAAATGGAAAGCTCACGGACGATGCTATGGCAATCGTTGAAAGACTGAACAGCTATACGGAGCTTAGCCCAAGCGGTGAGGGTGTACATATCTTTGTCCGTGCGCAACTTCCGGGAACACGGCACCGGCGCGGGAACATAGAGATGTACGACAGCAAGCGATTCTTCACGGTAACGGGTAAACACATGGAAGGGACGCCGACGACGATTGAAGAGCGCCAGGAAGAGATAAACGCAGTCTATCGGGAATTCCTGGACAGTGGCGAGAAGAAGGAATCTGCTTCTGTGGAACCGAAAAGCCCGCCGATGGACGACGACACGATTCTGCGCTTGGCATACGGGGCAAAAAACGGGTTCAAATTCGCGGACCTATTTGAGGGACGATGGGAAGAATACTACAAGAGTCAAAGCGAAGCGGACCAAGCGCTTTGCAACATGTTCGCATTCTTCTCGCAAGATCCTGAACAGATTGACCGCCTGTTTCGGCGAAGCGGGTTGTATCGCGAACACAAGTGGGAGCGCGACGATTACCGCGAACGGACCATTCAGAAGGCCATTGCAGACTTGAAAAGTTGGTACGGCCAGCGTGACAGGTTTGAGGAATTGCCCGAGGGCATGGTTATCCCTAAGCCGTTTTTCTTCGAGAATGGGAGCCTGTTCAAATTGGTCAAGCGGAAGAAAGAGGACGTCAAAATACGCGTATGCACATGTCCGGTGTGGATTACAGGCCGCTATCGGCATGTCAGAGGGGACACATACATGCTCAGCGTGCAGTGGCGCGGCGGTGGCGTGACGGCCCCTCAGAGCGTGTTTTTCGACTCTAGTAAGCTGATTAAACTTGCCGACATGGGCCTACCTGTGGGCTCGGAGACCGCGCGGGCGTTGTCCTCATACCTTGTCGCCTTCGAGGCTGCAAACCGAGATGCTATTCCGACGCTGACATACAGTGACAAGTTTGGCGACACGGGCGCGGGTTTCCTCATTGGCGAAGAGTGCATTGGCGGAGACATAGAGTTTCGTTCGGAGGATGACGGTGCGAAGCGGATGACTGAAGCGCTTAGGGCTTCAGGGACAGACCGGACGGCGGAAATCCTGACGAAGTTGGCCCCGTTTGGGACAGCCAAACTAGTCATATACGCGGCCCTGGCAGCGCCCATGCTACATATGATAGGCGCGGATTCGTTTGCCGTGGACATTGCCGGTGAGACCCGCCAGGGAAAGACCACGGTGCTGAAGCTGGCGGCGTCCCTATATGGGCACCCTGACCGCATGCTCATGTCGTGGAATACGACGCGTGTGGCCTTCGAGCGGTATGCAGGGCTGATGAACCATTTGCCCATGTTTTACGACGAGACGAACGCCGCGCCAAAAAAGGACCTGTTGCCCGAGTTTATCTATCAATTCTCAACGAACATGGGCAAGGGGCGCGGCTCTTTGCAGGGGACGCGGAAGGCGGACACCTGGCGGACAGTGCTATTGACCACGGGAGAAGAGCCGATTGTGAGCCTCAGCAAAGCCGGGGGCGCGACCGCGCGTGTCCTGGTTCTACAAAACCCGCCTTTCGGAGAGCGAAGCGAAGCGACGGCGGAAACACTGGAATGGATTAAATCGGCCATTGAAGAGAGCCACGGGCACGCCGCGAGGGCTTGGATAGCCTATCTAGCTGACGTGGGCGCAGAAGTCATTGCCAAGGAAGTCAGCCAAGCCAAGGCGGAGTATAGAAAGCAGGCGAAGGGGCAAGGCGCGGTGGCGGAGCGTTTAGCTGAGCATATGGCAGTGCTGGATGTCGCTGGGCGGATGTGTGATGAATGCTTCAACGTGCGAATCTACGACTTTGCCCATATGTATGGCGAATGGCTGGATATCCTTAGCGGGCTGAAGGAATACGACAGGCCGCAGCAAGCGTTAGACACGACAATCGGATGGGTGACGGCAAATAGCGACTGTTTCGCTGTTGGAACGCACGTCCCGCTTGGACACGAAACACTAGGTAGAATTGATGAAAACCAGATTGCAATCATTGGTTACATATGGGAGCAGATGATAAGCAACGCCGGATTCTCACCGGAGGGGATCTTAAAATCCTGGCGGAATCGGGGATGGCTAATCATCGGCAATGACGGTGCTAATAAAAAGTTGACGTCGATTCGGGGAAAGAAGAGCAGATGCGTATGCATCGACATGAAGGCCGCAGGTGTAGAATTCAACGCGGACGAAACTGAGGATGAAGTGCTCGGAAACTAGTCCACACTGGGGGGCACCTTTAGGTGTCCTTTTTATTTACCTGTAGATGGAAATATCAGGGGTAGCGGTAACAGGAGTAACAGCAGAGTAACAGGTGACCTGTTACCGCAAAAATCCTTTAACCACGCGGGTTTATAGCCCCTTTTTATATGGGGTAACAGGAGTAACAGGTAAAAGCATATACCTATAATTCAAGTCACCGGTTTTCTGAAAAATGCTAACTCTTCAACGCAAAAAAAACTCTATGTATATATGTGTTTCAAAAAACCTGTTACTCCTGTTACCGCAGCCCGAAAACCCGCGCCACGACTGGATTTTTCGGTAACAAATGACCTGTTACTGTACCTGTTACTCTGTTACCGCTGACCCTCATTTGAAGTTAGGGTCAATATCACCACCTGTGGAATTTAGTCTCATACATTCAAAATGCTATCAGGATTGCATTCGCTAGGAAAAAGTGTATTCTAAATAATGGGAGGGTTAGCCAATGCCTGGACTATTCGCCCGGCTTTTCGGGCGCATAAGACAACCAAAAGACACGGAACGCGCACAAGTGCTAAGCGCTTCAACTGCATATTTCAGCCCGTTTTCGGGGGACGCATACGCCAGCGACATTTACCGCGCCGCTGTGGATGCTATTGCCCGAAACGCGGCCAAGCTGCGGGGCGTTCATGTTGTCACGAATCAAGGTCAGCGCAAGCCTGGGGACAACGGATTAAACCGAATTCTCCAGACACGCTGGAACCCATATATGACCGCCTATGATGGGCTGTATAAACTTGTAACACATTACTATCTTTTCAATAACGCGTTTGCGTATTTGCAGAAGGACGAGCGGGGGAACCTTCAGGCCATATGGCCTTTGAGACCGCAGTATATGGAGTTTGTGACGGACCCGACCGGAACACTCTATTGCCGCTTCATGTTCGCGGAATCGAGAAGCGTGATTCTGCCGTTCTCGGATGTGCTCATTCTACGAAGGCATTTCAATTCAAATGACCTGCTTGGTGACGACAACAGCGCCATTTTCCCGGCTCTTGACCTGGCGAACACGCAAATGCAAGGCGTTAGAGAACGCAATCACGTCCAGCGCGACGCTCAGGGGCATTCTGAGGTTCAGTCAGGCGTTGGCCCCGGCCAAGCTCAAAGAAGAGCGGGATGCCTTCATTGCCGATTACATGGATATTTCCAACAATGGCGGGATTGCCGTTCTGGATAGCAAGGCCGAGTTTCAGCCGCTTCAAATGAACCCTGTGGCGATTGATGAGAAGCAACTTCAGGCCGTCAAGACGAAGGTTTATGAGTATCTGGGTATCAACGAGGCCATTGTGAACGCCACATTCACGGAGGAACAGTGGTCCGCCTTTTATGAGAGTGTGATTGAGCCCTTAGCTGTTCAACTCTCTTTGGAGATGACGGACAAGATTTTCACGGAGCGGGAACAGGCTTTTGGGAATGCCATTTTGTTTGAATCCAACCGCCTGCAATATGCGAGCGCGGCGACGAAGGCGACCCTGATTAAAGAGTTGATGCCGCTTGGCTTGTTTACCGTCAACCAAGCGTTGGAAATTCTCAACTTGCCTTCTGTGGAGGACGGGGACCGGCGTTTGCAAACGCTCAACGTGGTAAACGCGGACAAGGCCGACCAATATCAGCTACAAGGGGGAAACGCGAATGAAGGAATTTAGAATTGCCGAAATTCGAGCGACCAATATCGACGGCAATAACGAGCTTATCTTAGAAGGCCGACCGATTGTCTACGACCAGCCGACCACGATTAAGGAACCGTTTGGCGAATTCACGGAGATTATCCGGGCCGGTGCGTTGGACGGAGCGGACTTGTCGGATGTGCGCTTGCTCTACAATCACGACACGAACCGCATACCACTGGCCCGGACTCCTAAAACGCTGACCCTGAGCGTTGACCCGGCAGGGCTGACGATGCGGGCCAGCTTGCCCAATACCGAGGATGGGCGCAGCGTTCACACGGCAGTGGGACGCGGCGACTTGTCCGGGATGAGCTTTGCGTTTACGGTGCCCCAGGGCGGCGACGAATGGGACCCTAAGACGAACACGCGGACCATTAAGCGTATCGCCAAGGTCTATGAAGTCTCTATTGTTCCATTTCCTGCCTATCCGCAGACTTCGGTAGAAGCGCGGAGTGTGATTGAGGAAAGCTGGGCGAAGCTGAGGGCGCCTGAACGACAGCAACTCAAAATCAAAATCAATCAGATTCTCCTGAGAGGTGAAATGTAATGAAATTCCAAACCGTCGCTGAAGCATTTAACTATTATCGCAATTTTACATTGGAGCAGATTGAACAAAGGGCCGCTGAGATTCGGCAGTTGGTCGACACCGACCCCACTGTGGACGTCAATGCTCTAAACATCGAATTGGATGGGCTTCGAGAAGCTAAGGCCAATCTGGAGCAACGCGCGGGGCAGCAACGCGGCCAATTCCAGCCCGTTCCTGGCGCGTCGATGAGCTTCAACGCAAGCCCACAACCTGAGGGCGATATTTTTGCCAGCGCGGAATATCGGAGCGCTTTCTTTAAGCATCTCCTGGGCCAGAAGCTCACGGAGGTTGAAAGCCGCGCGTTTACACGGGCCATGCAGGAGGCGGAGAAGCGGGCGGATAGCTTCAATACAACCGGCAACTCAGCCGCCGTCTTGCCGACTCAGACGCTCAATGAGGTTATCTCTAAGGCGCGGACAATGGGCGGCGTAATCTCAGCCTGCCGGGCATTCAATATCCCGGCGAACCTGTCTGTGCCCATTGGAACGCCAAGCAGCAAAGCAGCATGGCATTCGGAAGGCGCGGCGGTGGACAGCGAGAGTGCGAACGTCTCCAATGTGAGTTTCGCAGCCTATGAGATTCTGAAGGTGTTTAGCCTGTCTGTCGCCGCTCGCCGAATGTCTGTCCCGGCCTTCGAGCGGTACGTTGTGGATGAATTGACCAATTGCGTGCTCGGGACGATTGCCGATGCGTTGGTCAACGGCACGGGCCAAGGGCAAGGCACGGGCGTGCTCAACGGTGTCACATGGGATTCCTCGAATTCCTTCACCTGGGCTTCTGGTGGAGTGCCAGCCTGGGAGGACTACACCAAGGCGCTGGCCATGCTGAAGCGCGGATATAGCGCAGGCGCGGCCTGGGTGATGAACCATGCGACGTTGCTTAACACGGCCTATGCCTTGAAGGACAGCAACGGGCGCCCGCTGTTTATCAATGACGCGCAAAACCAATCTGTGGGCTTCATTCTCGGGCGACCGGTAATCGTTGATGACTACATGCCGGACAATACAATCATTCTCGGGAACTTCCAATACATGGGCTATAACATCCCGGACGGCATCATGGTGGAAGTATCCAGGGATTCCAGCTTTAAGAGCGGGTTGATTGATTATCGGGCGATGGCCATTGCCGATACTAAGCCGCTTGTCGGTGAAGCGTTTGTGAAGCTGAGCGAAGCGACGGCCTAAGCAAACGGCGCTGGGTGAGGGTGTCCACACTGTGGATGCCCTTGCTTAGCAAAGGGGTTGATGATTCGATGCTACTGACGATGGAGCAGGCGCGGGATGCGCTGAGGTTAGACGGCACGGATAACGATGCCATTATCGAGGACCTACTCAACGCCATATCCAGCTACGTAGAGGTTGCCACTGGGCGACGCTGGGATGCCGACGACCCGATTCATCCATTGGCGCAGACGGTAGCGAAGTTTTTGTTGCAACTGTGGTATTTCCCTCAGGACACGAATACCACACGCTTGGACAAGTCAATTGATAGCTTGTTGACTGCATTGACAAATATCGGTAGGTCGATGAGTTAGGATGAGGGAATTTGCGAGTGCGTTCTACCATAGCCAAGCCTGGTTGCGCTGTCGGGAATCATACCTGAAGAGCAAGCATTACGTTTGCGAGCGGTGCGGCGGCCTGGCGAAGATTGTTCATCACAAGGTCTATCTCACGCCAGGAAACATTGACGACCCAACCATAACTTTGAATTGGGATAATCTAGAAGCATTATGTCAGGACTGTCATAATGCGGAGCACATGTGCAGTCAGCCAATCTGTGCGGACGGACTAAAGTTTGACACGAATGGAAATTTAGTTCAGACCCCCCGGGTCTGCAAATGGAGCGCTCGCTCGGATGACCGCCCGGGGCCTTGACTGAACCTCTCCATTGATTTCCATATTATGGGAGGGATTTTGATGAGTTCCAAAAAGATGACCGACATTTCCACGGACTTCAAAAAACTTAAGCGCCTTCTGAAAGAGGTCCCCCAGGAACGGCAGGCAGTTGCCAACAGTCTCTACAAGGAGCTTGTCTTCATGGCGCGGACACTCGAAACCCTGAAAGCTCAGATTGAAGAGGAAGGCCCGGTTTCGATGTTCAAGCAGGGCAAGCAGGAATTCCTGAGGGAGCACCCGGCGCTGAAGGCATACAACACGACGATTCAGCGCTATGGCCAGCTTTACAAACAACTGATTGACCTTCTGCCGCGCGTCGATGGAAAACAAAAGCAAGACGAATTGCTCGAATTCATCCAGCAATGAACCATATCGCAGAGTATTGGCATGCTATTGAGCGCGGCGAGGTTGTGGTCTCAAAGAGGGTGGGGAAGGTCTATGAAACCCTATATCAACAGACTCAGCACTCGGAGAAGTTTGCTTTCGACGAAACTAAGGCAAACCGCCCGATTGAGTTCATCGAAAAGTTCTGCCGTCATAGCAAGGGCGAATGGGCGGGGAAACCGGTCCGGCTCGAATTATTTCAGAAGGCCTATCTCGCAGCCCTATTTGGGTTCATCGACCGAGAAACAGGGCTGAGACGCTTTCGGGAATCCATGTTCTATGTGGCACGGAAGAACGGTAAGACGACCTTGCTTGCCGGTCTCGCCGCATTCATGATGGTTGCCGACCGGGAGCCCGGTGCTGAGGTGTATTCGGTAGCATCAAAGCGCGACCAGGCCAAGATTGTGTTTGATGAGACCTACCACATGATTCAGCAGAGCCCCGAGCTATCCCGGCATACGAAGAAGCGGAAGAGTGACCTATACTTCCCGGCCACATTCAGTAAGTTTCAACCGCTGGGCAAAAACTCGAATACGCTAGACGGCCTGAACGCTCATTGTGTGATTATCGACGAATTGCATTCGATTACCGACCGTAACCTGTACGAAGTCATGCGCCAGGCAATGGGAGCGCGTCGACAACCGCTTTTAATCATGATTACCACGGCGGGAACGGTGCGGGAAGCTATTTTCGATGACATGTATTCCTACGCCTGTGGAGTTGCAGACGGAACGATTCAGGATGACAGTTTTTTACCTGTACTTTATGAACTGGACGACCGCGAGGAATGGACGGACCCGGACAAGTGGCAGAAGGCTAACCCTGGCCTGGGGACGATCAAGAAGGTTGATGACCTGGTTCTGAAAGTGGAGCGGGCGAAGAACAACCCGAACGAGATAACCGGCCTGCTCACGAAGGACTTCAACATTCGGGAGACCGTAACCCGCGCATGGCTGACATTCGACGCAATCAATAACGAAGAGACCTTCGATATTGAGCGCTTTAAGGGCTGTTATGCCATTGGCGGCGCGGACCTGAGTATCACGAACGACTTGACCTGCGCGACTTTGCTGATGCTGGACCCCGAGACGGAAAAGCGGTATGTCCACCAAATGTACTGGTTGCCCAGGGACAACTTCGAGACTCGGGTGAAGCTGGATAAGATTCCCTATGACGTGTGGCATAAACGCGGCCTGCTTCGACTGTGCAATGGCAATACAATCAACTACGGTGACGTAACAGCCTGGTTTCTCGAAATGCTGAACGATTACGAGATAACCCCACTGTGGATATACTATGATTCCTATTCTGCCAAATACTGGGTAGAAGAAATGGAGATGCACGGCTTTAAGATGGTGCGGTGCATCCAGGGTGCAAAAACGCTCAGCCTGCCTATGCAGATGCTAGGCGCGGACCTTGCGGCGAAAAAGGTTGTCTATAACAACAGCCCGATTCTCAAATGGTGCCTGACGAATACCGGCGTTCAATACGACCGGAACGGGAACATTGTCCCAGTGAAGAACCAGGCGGCTAAGATGCGGATAGATGGCATGGCGTCTTTGCTGGACGCGTATGTCGGCCTGTTTGAGCACTACGAAGAGTTTTTGAGAGCATGCTGAAGGCGGTGAGATGGGATGCAACGCGTAAGCAATACGAATCTGTCCCGACAGCGTTTGAGGGATAAGCGCATAACGATTTTGAAATTGGTGTCCACATCGGACGATGGTTTTCCGGTAGAGACCTGGGAACCTCTAATGACCTTGTGGGCTTATTATCGGCAGACTTCTGCTTCAGAGTTTTACGAGGCCGCCGCAGTCAATGTGCAGATAGATGCGATGTTCGAGATAGCATGGCGGAATGACCTTGATGAAACTATGCGGATATGCTTTCACGGGAAGGAATATACCATCACGCGTATCGACGATTTTGAAGGCTATCGGGATACACTGAGGATTTATGCGAAGTCGACCGGCAATGAGTGCACAACGGGTCAGTAAGGGTATAATGGAGCTAAGAGGGAGATGAGACCTAGAGCCCTCGCTGAGGCAATCGTTAGCTGTCAGGCTGAATCCAGCTTGTCCGCCAGTTTCGCTCTCAGGTCTCGCTCTTTCGGGTCTATGTCTTCATTCACCTTTCTGCCCGTGGCTGGTGCCGCGGGCTCATTTCATGACGTTATATCACGGTTAGATGATGACGAAAAGGGTGTGTTACCTGTCATGAATCCTAGGCAGTATCCAGAACAGGGTGTCGGTTAAAGCTACACCCTTTTCGTCTAATCAAGCCGACCTCCATTCTCCCATAAGAAGTATCCGCACCATAATGTAAGCGCTTTATTTTCGCCTATAAGGCGCCTTTGTATGTGGGGCAATAGTTTTATACCTTGAAGATAGGTAGGCGCGTCCACGGGGTGTTGCGTCGGTCTAGGTTGAACCTAGCCCGTGGAAGGAACTTTTGTCGGTAGTGACGGTTGACTTCATGTTCATGCCCGTCAATTTGACGGGCATGACTTCATCTTCGTCTAACGGAAAAGTCAGTTCAATTGACATTAGGGGTTTTGAGGGGACGAGAAGGGCCTGTATTCAATGCAGACTGCTGAAGCAAGGGGGGTCAAATTTAACCCTCCCTAGGACGAGAAGGGCCTGTATTCAATGCAGACCCTTAGCAGCCAGCAGGGATTTTGCTCATGATGGCGTTCAAAGGGACGGGCTTTAATCCCAACCCTATGAAAGGGGTGTAGATTGAACCTACACCCTCACCCAGGGCGATGGGGTAACTGGTGGTTAGGTCATCTTCATCGGGGTGTGAATTGAACTCACACCCTCACCCATGGGGTGCTCATAATAGAAGTACCCTTGCCCCACAACTGGGGTGAGTGCTCATGTTTTGCTCATGTTTTTTCTCAAAATGGCTCATTCGGACTGAGTCAGCAAAATCAAAAACCCTTTAGTGGCGCGGTTTTTTGGCCCTCATTCATGCTCATGGGGGTCTACATTACATGGACGGCATGATGTAATCCTCGGATTCCACCGAGGTTTCCCAGGGCGGTGGTTGCCGTCTTGGTGTTGCGCCCAGGCGTGGAAATGTGTCCGCGCCTGGGTGTTTTCGTTTTTGAACCGGGCAGGATTCCACCCGTTCACGTCGAACTAAGGACAGGCGTGTCGAACCAAGTCATTGGAACGTCAGCTAGTCCGCTGGCAAGTTAGACTGGAGGGTGGGTACGCGGCGATGGCTCACAGTAGATACCTCTCAATATGGAACGCGGCTGCCATTACCACAGCTTTGCTCGGGCCGGCTGTGGTGCAAGCGGATGACCTGTCCGCCGCCAAGGAAAAAGCGGCCGGATTGAGCCAGAAACAGCAGGAAACAAAGGCCAAGATTGCCAAGTTGTCGGCCAAGGAGCGAGCCGTTCGGGCGCAATTGGCCCAGGTGGAACAGCAGCTGTCTTCACTCCATGAGAACATCGCGGGTCTCCAGCAGGACCTTGCGGAGCGGAATCAGCAGATAGAAGAACTTGAGAGTCAAATCGCCGAAACCAAGAAGCAGTTGAAGCAACAATACCAGCAGCTGAAAGAGCGCGTGCAGGTAATGTACGAGACCGACCACACCAGTTATTTAAGTGTGCTGTTTCAATCCACCAGCTTCTCCGAACTCATCAGCCGTCTCCAGCTGCTCTCCGGGATTGCGGAGGAAAACCAACGGATGATGGCGCAAATTCAAGACCGTCAAGAAGAACTGAAGGCCCAGAATGAAGACCTGCGCGCGCAGCAATCGGCGCAGCAGCGAGTCTATGAAGCCTTGCTGGAAAAACAGCAGGAGCAGAAGACCAAGGAGGCGCAGGAGCAAAAGCTCCTCCAGCAGGTGCACACTTCCAAAGTGTCGGCGCAGCAGGACTTAGAGGACGAGCAGTCGGCGCTGGCCGTCATCACTGCCACGATTGAGAAGATGGAGGCGGAGCAAAAGCGGAAGGAGGAGGCAGAGCGGAAGGCGCAGGAACAGGCGGCATCGCGGTCGTCCACCTCGCCGACCACCCAGATGGCGCCGACGGGCGCATCCGCCCATTCTTCCACATCCGCGCCTGCAACGTCCGCTCCGCAGGGCTCCGGCTGGGTGTGGCCTGTGCCCAGTTGTCACAGCATCAGCTCCGGGTATGGATATCGTATACTGAACGGGGTACGGGACTTTCATCCGGGAATCGACATCCCTGGTGCATATGGCGCGCCGATTGTCGCGGCCACCGGCGGCACTGTGTGTTACGCCGGTCCGGCGAGCGGATACGGCAACTGGGTGGTGGTCCAGTCGGCTCCCAATCTGTACGAGATCTACGGCCACATGACGGCCTCGTCAATTCTTGTGTCGCCTGGGCAGACGGTGCACGCGGGCCAGCAGATTGCGAGCATCGGCGACGAGGGCGAATCCACCGGCCCGCACCTGCACTTCGAGGTATCCACGAATTTGGTCGGCAGCGACGGCTTGCCCGTTCCGACCAATCCGCTGAACTACGTGCACCCGTGA